ACCGAGCCGTTCTTTGGTCGGTCGTTGCCGGTGTCTTTGGATACGCGAAGCCCTTCAAGAAGTGAAGGCTGCCGAATGGGTCGGACTGATTGCTGGTCTGACCGGGATTCTTGGTGCGTTTGTAGCCGCGTTGCGATGGACGGTTCATCAGTTTGTCCAAGAGATAGGCAATCAACTATTCACACGGATGGATCGTCTGGAAACTGAGATCGGCGTGTTGACGGCGAGACAGTCAGACATCTATGCCACCATTATCACCGAAAGGGGTTCTCATGGCTCGAAAGACAAAGGCTCAAAAACTCGCAAGCCTGCGCGCAAAAGAGCGAGCCGCTAAGAGAACGAAACCCATCACCGCTCTCGATCTGTGGGCGATCAGTCTTTACGAAGTGACTGAGTCCATGAAGCGAGCAGGTTTTGACGACGCAACGATTCAGGGCTGGCTCTGTGATCAATCCTTGCCAGATTGGGTCTTATCGCCATCGAAGCCGATTGAGGACGATGACGACGAGGAAGAAGAAGATTATTAGGCGAACCGTTGTTATCAGCGATCTCCAAGTTCCGTATCATGACTCAAAAGCCGTCAAAAACGTCGCAGCATTCATCAAGCGATGGAAGCCCGACCGAGTTGCCACCGTCGGCGATGAAATCGACCTTCCTCAGTTGTCCCGATGGGAGCGCGGTCTTGCCGGTGAGTTCGCTGGCACATTGGACAGGGATCGGCGCATCACCCAGGACGTGCTCTTTGACTTACGCGTTAGCGACATGGTCAGAAGTAACCATACCGACCGTTTATACAACTCCATCAAAACCCGGCTTCCAGCCCTAGCAGCCTTACCCGAACTTCAGTTTGAGAATTGGCTTGGGCTTCCGGATCTGGGAATCAAGTTCTGGCGCGACCCTATGCCGTTGGCTAAGGGTTGGATTGTCCTTCACGGCGACGAGGGAGCCGTCTCGCAGAAGGGTGGTCAAACGGCTCTAGGATTGGCTCTAAGGCATGGAAAATCGGTGGTCTGTGGTCACACCCACCGGGCAGGGCTTTCGGGGCTTACGCAGGCTTCTGGGGGCGTTTTAGGGGGCATTCTGTGGGGCTTTGAGGTCGGCAATCTTATGAACTTCCGTGACGCCAAGTATCTCAAAGGCGGTTCGGGTAATTGGCAACAGGGTTTCGGGCTAATTTACGAGCATAAGAACCGGGTGACGCCTGTATTCGTGCCGATTGAGCGTGATGGATCATTCGTGGTCGAGGGGAAGGTCTATGGATGAGATCGTGCCTTTGATCCGCACCATCGATGAGCATATTGACGACTGGGATGCTGCGTCTGATTTCGTTATGAAATCGTTATCAAACAATCAGCCAAAGTTTCACCGCTAAGGCGTAGCCTTCAGCTGCCGGATCAACCCACCGGCAGAATCGGGAAATCATGACCGCTATGGGATTCGACCCATTAGCAATCTATTACATCATCGCACTTATTAGCATTCCCATTCTGGGTCTGCTTTACACCGCAATCACCGAAAACTTCTACTGGAAAGGTTGGCAAGATGGAAAACGATTCGCCGAAGGCAATCAACCCTCAAAGCATTCTCGATGAAGCAGGTTTTATCCGAGGTGAACGAGGAAAGGTTTACGGTCACCCATATATCAATCATCGACGCATCGCCGATCTTTGGTCTGCTTATCTGGGTATCCCGATACCACCGGATCAAGTCGCGGTCTGTATGGCTCTCGTCAAAATCAGCAGAATCGCCGAGACACCGGGTCATCGAGGTCGAGACGGTTACGTTGACGGAGTGGCTTACCTTTCACTCGCTGCCATGCTCGCAACAGTCGATCCAGAGGAATTCGATGCCTATTAGAGCCAATCACGACTCAAAAATCTGGTGCGACATCTGTAAACTCAGGTTCGGGAAGGTCGGTGGTGAGTGGCATATTCGCGCCATGACGCCGGCTCGCTGGATCGTCATTAGTGAAACAAAGGAGCGAAGGGGTCGCATGAAGGCTTACTGCCAGCCATGCGCGAACGAAGCGCAAATGGATGGACAAGGAAAAGTGTGGACGTTTCGAGAGCAGCTCGATTACGCATTAGGAAAAGAGGAATTAGATGGGATTCAATCTGAATGATTACGAACCGGTCGAAGATCGCTTGGCAAAGTTTTGGAACGACTTTCCACCTGGTCGCGTTGAAACGGAGTTGGTGGCACACGAAGGTAATCGCTATATCGTGGCTGCTCGACTGTATCGGGTGGACACGGATCCCCAGCCTTTCGCAACAGGGTTGGCAGAGGAGACGATTTCTGATCGAGGCGTCAATTCAACTTCGGCTCTTGAAAACGCTGAAACGTCTGCTATCGGACGAGCGTTGGCTAACGCCGGATATGCTCCAAAAGGTAAGCGCGCTAGCCGCGAAGAAATGGCAAAAGTAGCAAGGGGCGACACGCCGATTGTTTCACATCCGTTCAAGCCTTCAGAAGCGGTCAAAGAGGTTCCAAACGAACCTCAAACCGTGGTCTGGGAGGATGAATCCGAGACGAAGGCATTTCAAGACACAACCGACATCGCAGCTGCTTTCGGCGGTCAGGTAGTCGGTTTGAAGTGTAAGCATGGCGAGATGCTGCTCAAAGAAGGCACATCGAAGGCAGGGAAGCCCTATCACGGATTCGTCTGTGGCGCTAAGTCAAAGGCTGAACAATGCGAAGCTCGATGGGCGAAGCAAGGCAATAACGGTCAATGGGTGTTCGAGGATCGAGCTGCCGGATGGTAGAGGATCGAACCGGTGACCCGAATCCGCGTCCGGTGACGTGCGATTGGTGCGGTGTCCGGCTGGTCAGTTATGCCGGAGTCCGAGTCCAAATGGCTGAGCATGATCCGCTTGACTATAACTGGGCGTGTGAAGGCTGCTTTGAAAAAATCCGTCATGGTGAACTATGAGCAACGCATCGAGGAGGCAACGTGGTCGGGAGACTGAGAAGATTTTTGCGGATTATCTGGTTCGTAACGGATTCAAAACCGCTTATGTTACGTCTATGGCTGCTAGTGGCAGCGATGTTCTGGGTGTCGACGGCGTGGATTGGGAAGTCAAGGCTAGACGCGGATTGGTCATTAGCGAGACTATGGCTCAACTGCGCAGACGCAGACGCGAAACCGGATTAGGCGTTGGGATTCTTAGACTCGACAAACAAGGCGAAAAAGCCGTGGGTGATTGGGTTGCCATCCTTACGGCTGACGATTTGATTCATCTACTCAAGGCGGCTGGCTATGGCAATAAATAACATTACAGGAAACGAATACTCGGATGAATGGTTCACTAAGCAACACGTCGTTGATCTAATAGTCGAACTATTGAAGCCGTCAGGTGTGATCTGTTGTCCTTTCGATTCCAATCAATCGCTATTCGTGACCGCGGCTCAAAAACAAGGAAAAGCCCTTTACGGAATGAAAGATTGGCTGGAATCTGATTATTCGTATGATTACCTAATGACCAATCCGCCGTTCTCGATAAAAACTAAGGTAATTGAAAAAGTCGCCAAATCAGGCAAGCCGAGCGCGTTAGTTTTACCATTAGACGCGATAGGTGGTCGAGCAAGACATAAAATCTTTGCCGAATGGGGTTATCCAGCGATTTACGTGCCTGCTGGTCGCATCGAATACGTCAATCAAGAAGGCAAGAAACAACCCGGATCGTCGTTTCATTCAATTATTATGTTATTTCACACGAAGTATAAAGGCATAATGTGGGAAAAGTAGATAAATACGTGTTCCGATGCTTAGGCTGCGGAAAGTGGGTTTATATGCGTGAACTGTGTGAGGATTGCTATCCAAAGGATCTGGCAGCATGAAAACGACACGCCGTCTGACCTGCGGTTATGTAAATGGACTTGACGACCATGCTACGCTTAGCCTGCCAGCCTGCGGGGTCAGAGCCCGAGCAGGGGCAGTAGCGATCGGGAGGGCTCTATTCATCACGCTTTTGGCGTTCTTCATGCTTTTATCAGTTAGCCTTTCTAATTCTTATGCTTGGAAAAACCATTCTATGAATTTGAAGTTATATGCTCATAATGAGATAAAGGATTGGACTGAGTTTGAGTGTTATGTAGAACTGATTCATCGAGAGAGCAGTTGGAATTACAAGGCTAGGAATGGGTCGCATTACGGACTAGGTCAGGTGCGATCTACGTGGTATCGCGACCTTTCACCGCGTAAGCAGATCAAGGCGCATCTACGATATATCGAGCATCGGTACGATGGCTCAGCATGTAAGGCACTTCGTCACTTGGTGAAGGTAGGCTGGCACTAATGACCAGCAGCCTGAGCAACAAAGGATCGACGAGTAAATGGCGACGCATTAGGGCGCAGGTCTTGCGTCGTGATCAGAACACTTGCTTCTACTGTGGTGGTCATGCGAATACGGTTGATCACATCGTGCCTAGATCGAAGTTGGTCGATCAGAACGCGGATACGTTAGACAACATGGTTGCTGCGTGCGTTCAATGTAATTCAAGCAAAGGGGGGCGGTTTTTTGGTGAGCGTCCGACAC